ACCTCTTGATCCCAAATCAAGCGCTCTAGCCAAGCTGAGCCACACCCCGTAAGTGTTATGTGTTTTTGTCGCTCACAACAAAATACATTTTACTACGTTCTGTTATGATTGTCAAGAACTTTTTTCATTTTATTTTAATTTTCTTTGTTAGACAAAAAAATACTGCGGATGACAGGAGTTGAACCTGCACGTCGTAGACACTAGAACCTAAATCTAGCGCGTCTGCCAATTCCGCCACATCCGCATATTGCAAAACAACAAGCACTTGTTTTCTTGTCGACTGCTTGAATAGTATATCAAGTATTTATTTTCCTGTCAAGTATTTTTATACAAAAACAGCTGTGTCTGCTTAATTCCCACAGATACAGCCATTTTTGTGTTTTTAGTACTGGTTCTTACTTTGTTTTTGCCGATTTTACATTCAGCCATTTTGAATAGACATTTTTGAATCCAACTTTCTTATAGGTACGAATGCGTACATAATATTTCTTCTTTGCTTTGTTAATTTAATGATAGCATATTTCCATACATCAAAAAAGAGACATGATCCTAGATCTCTCTAAAATCATATCTCTTACAACAATGAGCGTGCGGGGATTCGAACCCCGGACAACTTGATTAAAAGTCAAGGGGTCAAAATGCTCTCAAACCGCATAAACTCAATTGTCTTTAATTTTGGTTGGAACGAAAATGGAACATTTCGTAACCAACGTTGATTATAATATCACATCATTTTCGACATTGCAAGCATTATTTTTAAATTTTTATGTAAGTTGCTGAACAATACCCTGTCTTACCGTTGATAGGGTATTTAACTTTATGCCACTTGCTACCTTTTTTAAGAATCCGTACCGTTGAGCCTTTAGGCATTGTGCAAACAATCTTAGATTTTGTACTAGCACTCTTTCTAAGGATAAGCGGGTCACTTTTTGTAACGACTTTTCCATATACTCCTGCTTTCTTTGTTTTTTTCGCTGTGGTGCCTGCAATGTCTGATTTAAATTTGTTCCATCCCTTGTTATTCTTTCCAATCCATGGGTCTGGACAGTCCTTGCCGTTAACATCCCAGTGTCGTATAACGTGATCTGCATCAATGTTATACTTTTTCATGTAGTATGTAACTAGCCACACTAAATCCTTGTACACATCTGCCGGTACACCACCTACGCAATTGCACATTTCAATGCTTAAGCTGTTTGCATTTGTAGCAACCTTGTATTTGCTACCTGCACCATTTTTTAAAGTATAACATCCACCTACTGCCCATGCTACTCTCTTAAGAGATACAGATTTATATACAACTCCACTACCATCAATAAAACAATGAGCAGAAGCGTGTCTGTTTGGTCCTTGAAAATATTTGCAGTTATTTAAGGCTGTATCTCCTTTGTTCCCTGTAAAATGCACAACGATATATTTAATATCACTTAGCTTTCTAGTTCCGCCGTAATTGGAACTATGAGCAAATTTGTTGATAAATTTCATTTTATTCCACCTCTTTGTGTGTATTTTCTGTTAAGTCAACAGGTCCTTGATAGTCTGGGTCTACTGCCTGTCCTAATTCTTCATAAGACATTGCATTAACACTATCCCCGATTCCTTTTGTCGTTGGGTCCACCAATACCCCGACAGTCACTAAGATATTAAGGATGATACCTACAAGCTGTGATACTGCATCCTGTGCGATTGGTGCTGTGATACCTAAGATTCCTAAAATCTGATAGATAAATGCAATTAAGGCGGATGCCAATGCTACTAATGTTGCTTTATTCTTGAAACGTAATTTAAGATTCATAGTTGCTCCTTTCATTTGTTGAGTGCTTATATTAATATGTGATTGGAGATTTCTAGTCTTTAATCTCCGTAATTTATTTAATTCCTAAAACTCTGATATATTTAACACCATGATCAGCAGATAATTTTACAGCCATAGATGTATCGCTTGCATATGTAAAAGACACTATGGATATTGTACTGTCATTCGAACCATGAGCCACAAAACTATAGGATTTTCCTATAGTTTCGAAGATAATTCTTGGGACCGTTACAATGCTACGAATATCATCATCACTAACACCGAATGCAAATACAATAAATTTGTAATCGCTCAATTTTCGGCCGACATAGTGGCTAATTGTTTGACTTACTGTTGAGACAGATGTCCCTACTATAATCGTATCGTAATCACTATTTAACGTAGAAATATCTGATTGTATTTTACTTATATCGTTTTCTATATTTCCAATCCCTAATTTAGTTTTAATTGAGGACACGATTGTTGACCACTTAACCTTACTGGCGGTACTCCCACCAGTAAGCATGTAATCATCATCTGATATTGTCTTTTTCTCTGTTAAATCCGATATATGTACTAAAGGTATATTGATTGCCATAACATCACTCCTTAATTCAACTTGTTTTCTCTGACGTAGCTTCTGATAGCATCAATGTGCTTTTTAAGTTCTTTATCTACTACCCAGAAATTTTCTTTTTTATTCTGTGACAATGGTTCTCCTGTGTTATCGTCAATCTCATTGTATGTGTATGATACTCTGTCTCCACCGTCAATATTTAATACCATAAAGCTACTCAACTGTTTCATTTAACATTTCCTCCTGCTCTTTAATTAAATCGCTGATTTCTTCCATGTATTCTTTCTCGTAGTCAATTACTTCTTCTTTCTCTGAGTTGTCGAATTTTTCAAGTCTTTCAAATTCGTAATCTCTCTGAATTGCTTTGATTTCCCACGAAAACTTAAGATTTTCAGTGCCTTTTACGACAAAGTAGCTATTGGTCTTTTCTTCTACCCATAAGTCTCCTTTGCCCTCTTTCTGCAAGAATACTTGGTACTCAACACCTATGTTTACTGTCTCTGAAAATATATCGTCAATGTCTATGTAACATTTTCCTGTATTATCAGTACATCCAGAACCTATATCCCCAAAATATGGGGTTGCTGTTTCGTAACAATACTGCTTTCTTGTATCGTAATTTTCTGTATCTATGATTCTGTTTTTTGTTCCTGCAACAGACAAACTTCCGCCAATAGTAACTGGCTGATAAAAACTTGATCTTTCTTTTCCAAAATGAAATTTATATTCACTTACCGACCCAAGATAAAGTGATTCATCCGTCATATGCATTGTTATGTCTGTCTGTACTGTAATTGGTCCACTGCTGTTATTTTTTAATACAATCTCATCTGGGGACAAAATCGCACATGCACCAGTTCCATCCTTGTTTTCAGATAAATATATACCACCGAACACGTCTGGTGTTATACACACGTATGATATTGGCTTTTCTCCCATGCCTGATATATAATGCGTTACGACTATCCCTTTCGTGTTTATGTCAACAATTTCATTGTCATTTGCATCATAAACGTGCATTTGTCCATTACCGTACGTGTTTGCTTTTCCACCAAGATTTAATGTTCCACCTCTAGCATAAGTAAAATTGATATACAACTTACCGTCAGACCCACGATAAATACCTTGCCATGCTCCGTCGTTGGTCAGCAGATTGAATATATCTTCGTGAGTCAGTGCATCTACGTCAATGGCTACTGGAATTGTCTCAATATCCAACACCTGTGAAAATCCACCTGCGGCATACATCGTACACCTTAACGCTGTAAGATTTCTTGAGATACCGATACCACTTGAACCGCTTGCTGTGATACCGCTTGAACCACTCGCTAGTACAGAGTACAGTGCGTGAGTAATGTCCGTTTCATCTGAGGATGAAGTATAAACGGTCGTGTATGTATCTCCGTCTGTTGTTTCTTCAATTTTGAATCTACATTTATAGGCTGTACGTGCTGTTGCTGTACCGTCACGGTAGTAACCAGATAATGTAATGTAGTTCGGCACAATCGTGTTGTCTGCAGACATTTTCACGATACTTGACGATGTTTCCATGAAGTACGTTCTTCCTGCACTTCCTTGCGGACCAGTTGCTCCCGTATTCCCTTTTTCTCCCTTATCTCCTTTTGCACCTGTCTCTCCAGGGATACCGCCTTTTAATTTAGCAATGTCAAATCTTTTCGTAACAGAATATGTATTTAGGTAATTTGCTGTAATATCCACCCATCCCACGTCTGTTGTTAATGCTGTCACAGTGTATGTGTGAGTTGAATTGTTCCAAGAACCTACGACACCGCTTGACTTCTGCACATTATAAGTACAGTCGTTAGATATGTCGGTATGACCGTACAAAACCTGTGCTGTCGTGCGGCACTCTGGAAACGTTGTGTACTCTCCCTTATAATCTGTCGTGATTGCTTGATAATCGTTGTCCAGATTGATAATCATTGCACGAGATTTTCTGGCTTCTTCCAGTGCCTTATTGGCTGTCTCATCGTCCGTATACTTGTTAAGCTTCTGCCAGTCGGTTTCCACATAACTTGCACCCTCTCCCCTTGCTACAACGCAAGTAAGGATGTCTCCGTTCTGTCCTTGATTCCACATATCGCCAGTATCATAAGGTGGTGTAGGCTGTGTCAAAAATACACGACATTTACTGTCTGCTGTGGACTGTGCGAAAGATGCTGTCCTTAATGCTTTTGTAACGTCCGTGTCTTGTACTAACTGCCACTTCCATGTGTCGCCATCTTTGAAGAATCTGTAGGCATATCCTTTAGATTTCCAATAAAATAAGTCTCCCTCATGCTTCTTTTTATCATCTTCTGTTGTCCAGTCAGAAGCAGGGATATTTTTTAATGTTGGTTCGTAATCGTAGTAGAACGTCTCAATTTGTCCGTCTATCTGGTTCTGTAGGTCCGCTACACTTTTTGTAACTGTTTCTGCAAAATCTGATACTTTACCATCTGCGTAGTTCTTAGATTCTTTCACTGCATCACTGATTGCTTCTGGTGCTGATTTACCACCGATTGTGACGTTATCTCCAGAAATCTTTACAGTACCAGTCTCCATGTCTGCATAGAAGATAATGTTTCCAGATTTATCTTTGACTTTTAATGCACCAGTATTGATATAATCTGCATTGATTCCCTCTACATAAAGCAATCTTGCTACCATTTCCCCAGTGATCGTGAATCCATAAGGATATGTTTTACCACCGTCAATAGAAAAACCAATAACCTCTGCTGTCAATTTGATAACATTCTTTGATTCTTTCATTGTCGGTTTATCATGCAGGTAATATATTGTTGAGCCATCCAATAGAACTTCCTGTGTTGAATACATTCCGTTACTATTTTTTAATGCTTCTTGCATCTTATCTAAAGCATTTTGACGGTTATTTCTTTCCTGCTCAACTAACTGTTTACCTTGTATGATCGCTTTTTGATTACTTGATGTGTAGTTGCTCTGGTTACGCAATGGAGATTCTGCACTATTCTTTAATGTTGTATATCCGAAGAATACAAAGTTTACATCTGTTAATACTGAATAGAAGCTATTTTCTCTCCAATCTGTAACTTTAATCTTATCCATAAACTCTGCTATTGGATAAGATATATAGTCCATCGTAAAAGCTCTAAAAGTCACATTTTCAAACTTTTCATAAATCCACGAAATAAGTGTCTCTTCATGCCCTGTTACAAGTGGGTTCTCTACAGATAAAACATAACCATCTTTACCAACTTGTACCGTTTTTTCTGTGTCACTTGTATTGCCATCATCATCGGTTGTAGTAACCTTTTGTGTCATTCGCACGCCTGTTACCTGCACATCGTTCGTATCACTTGTCAGTTTATTGTAATCAACCAATTTATGAATATCCTCACTATCATAATCAAAATCATAGGTCATTATCTGTAATCGCCCTGTGCGGTCAATTCTTGCATTTCCGCAGGCAATCATTGCAATAAATCCTATAATTTGTCGGTGTGTATACTCACTTGATGGCATGGATGGTATTTGGAAATCGTTATGCAAAAAGTTACTGTCTCCAATCAATATACCGCAGGTATCACAACTATCAATTAACACGCTCTTTGCTGTCGCAGGGAACGTCAATGTTGTGCTGTATGCCTTATCAGCTTTGTACATATCATCGTATCCGACAATAGTTACAACGTTTCCGTAGCCCTCTGGCTGTGTAACTGTAAATGTACCGTATTCAATTTTTTCTGTTGTCTCTGATAATTCAAATGTTAGATACAGTCTTATTTTTGCTCCAAAGAAGTCATAATTGGATAAGTGATCATCGCCATTCATGATTTCTAACTGGACATTACGGCTGAGTGCAACACCTAAAGGAATGGTGTTAGCACCTGCCGCATCGACTAGACTATTGTTATCTATTGAAAAATCATCTTCTCCTAATGGCAGTACAGTTCCATTCGCAAGCGTTACTTCTGCATTGCATTTAAAATCTTGTCGTTCTGTCATTAGCTGTTTAAATTCATCACTTACATTTATCATATCGGGTTAACCCCCTGCATATTGAAAGATATACTTGATACTTTTTCATGGTTATTTTTAAGTGTTTTTATCTTAATGTCCGATACCTGTCCGACATAAAACTTTGCTGTTCTCCACTCTCCGTAAAATACAGAAAAATAATGTAAATCAAAAGATTTACCACGTGCCACCATTTCTAATATTTCCGTAACCTTAGACATTGGCACATCCGATGCACTGTATGTAAATCGCTCTACTGTGAACATCGGGGTAAACTTTCCTTTACCAGACTGTGCCCTTGTGCTACCTTGCGTATAGGTAGTTTCAAATGCTACAGCTGTGTCTGAATCTGGTTGCCAGACTTTTTTATTATTGATTTTTATATAATCCTGTGCCATTTTTTACTCCTTTCTACGCAAGGCTGAATGGATTTCTACCATTACTCATTTGTCTTAGTTTTGCTTCTTCGATAAATTCATCAAACAACGTCCTGCGGTTAATCTGTGCTGTGAAGTGATAATCTCCACCGTTGTTACCGCTGTTGTCTGATTCTAAGGACTTCATAACAGATAATAGCTGTTCTAGTAGATTAAGTACGTCATTGTTGCTGCTATCTGTACTGTGTTGCTTTTGTGCGATCACTGCGGATGCTTTCGCAGGTATTACCGCTCCACTTGCAATATATGGTGCTGTAAATGGTACATTCGCCAACTGCTTTGACTGATCTAGTAATGTATCAATCGTATCTGGAAAAGCTTTTTCCAAACCTACTGTGATTCCGGCAGGTATCATCTTACCTACTGTATCTCGCATCAAACGTGATGGAGAATGGATTCCAAAGAAATCTTTTACTGCGTTCCATGCTTCTTTTGCAAGGTCCATCATTTTATTTACAAGTCTGTATGCATTGTTTCCAACACCTTGAACAATTCCCTTTACAACATTTAGTCCAACGCTTCCCCAGTTCATGTCTGAGAAAACTGTTTTCATCTTTCTGATAGCTTCTTTCACTGGACTGTCAGAGTTTCCTGCCATCAAACTTTTTAGCTTTTTCAGCCCGCCAACCATCTTGTCTCTTACATTTTCGACTTTATCAACAACGCCTTGCTTCTTCTCTTCAAATGTGTTCTTGACATTTTTCATGGCATCGCTTGCATGCGTGCCAAAGTTAGATATAACTCCTTTGAATCCGTCAGACACACTATTTTTCACTGCTTCCGCTTTCGCTTTAACAGTTGATAAATTCTGACCACTTAGATTATCTCTAATTTTTGACATTGCGTCATTTCCAAACTGTCTAAACTTTTCAACGACACCGCTTACATTATCTTCAATCCCATGCCTTAATGTACTTGCTGTTGATTTAACAGTTTCAATACCGCCAGAAATCTTTTCTTGCAGTCCGTTGACAATTCCTTGTCCCCATGTTTGAGCATTTTCTGGTAATTTTTCTATTCTTTCTTTGATGCCATCTCTTAAATCTCCTGCTTTTTCTTTCACAGATTCCCAACCTTTTTTGATTGTTTCTCCTGCTTTTCCTATGCCGGATGCAACGGTATCAAATCCACTCTTTAATTTTTCCCATGCACCTTTGGCAAATTCTGCAACCTTTCCTGCGACTGCTTTGACCTTATCCCAGTTTAATACGATAAGTGCAACTCCTGCGACTATCGCAGCAACAATAACTCCTGCCGGAAAAGTGAAAAGTGCAGCTAAGCCACTTAATGCTGTTCCTATCATAGATACAAATGAACCAATCGCAGGTATTAACGTTGTTGCAAGTATTCCCTCTGCACCAAATATAGCTACTAATCCTGTCGAAAGGCCACTTGCGATTGTTCCAATAATTCCACCGCCACCAGATTTTCCAAGTGCTAATATGATATTCGCTAATAAGCTTTTTCCAGTAAGCATTTTAGAAAAGCTTCCTGCCAAATTGATTGCTCCAATCGCTGTACCAAGTGCTAACGCTAATTTTCCTGCTGTTGTACTTGATAAACCAGAAATCAAACCGCCAAGAACATTTTTTATAATTGTGAATACTTGACTAAAGATTGTACCCCAGTCAATATTGTTTAGGAATGTTCCAATTCCTCTTCCAAGTCCATTCCAATCGGTGTTTTGTGCAACACTAGCAAACACACCTAACAGACTTGTCACTGCATCACTTAACGTCTGCCCTGCCGTTGCCCAATCAATTCCTTGAATCATAGCATTAAGACCATTAGTGATGTTCTTTGCAATTCCAGACCAATCCACTGTCTTTACAAACGCTCCTAACGTTGCAAATGCTCCGTTGATTCCTTTTACTAACGTATCGGCAATTGTTGTGAAATTAACTTTATCAAAGATTCCATTAACAAGATTTCCTAGAGATGTTCCAAGTTCTTCCCAACCAGTCAACCCAAGATTGCTTTTTCTTGACATGTCAGAAACAAATCCGTTAAAGATATTCCATGCAATCATAAATTTGTTTCCAAGCAGATTTCCTAAGTTGGTCCAATTTACCTCATTGACTAACCCACGGAATCCTACTGAAAATTTCGTTCCAAGATTTTTCCAGTCGATACCCTCAATTAAGAGATTCATTGTATTGACAAGTGTATTAATACCTGCACCAACAGTTCGTCCGAGTAAATCCCAGTCAATGTGATCTACAAGACTATTGAACGTTCGTGTAAATGCATTTACAAAATACGTTATTTTCGGCCCTATATTATTCCAATTGATAGCATCATAGATTTTTTGCAATCCTTTATTGATACCGCTTGCGATATATGCTCCAAGTCCTTCCCAATCTTCGTCCTTAATCAACTTTCGGATTTTATCTGCTATTCCTTTGATAGAACTAGCAATTGGCACTTCTTGAAACATATCCGATGGACTAAGTCCACCACCGCCACCACCTACGCCACCGCCACCGCCGGTACTAGGTGTTGTGTCAGAATCATCTTTGTTCTTTTTCTGGAACTGTCTGATTTCATCAAGACCAGATAGATATGTCTGGTTCTCTTTGTTTGCTTTCTTTGTGGCATTGGCATTTTTTTTGCTCGCTTTTGCTGCATCATTCGATGCCGATGCTGTACTTCCTAAGGATGCAGCATAGTCTTGTTGCACCCCTACGGCTTTTGTAAATGTCTTTTGCCCTGTCAGTGCTGCAATAAACATTCCTACATAGGTCAATGCTTTTGATATTAAGTTAATCAACGTAACTAATGCAGGAGCTATTGCTGTAAGAATCGGACTAAATGCCGTTGCAAAACTGTTTTTTAATCGTGTCAGTGCCGACATCAAAGATGATAGTGCTGCATTTGTGCGATTGGAATACTGTGCTAGATTCTGCATACCGCTTGCTACCGCAGAATTGACCTTACCAATCATTCCAAACACGGTCGAATATAAGATACTCATACCAACCATTCGACCAACTGAAAAACGTGCATTATCAGCACTTTGCGATGTATTAAGGAAGCTTGTTGCAAGACTTCCAATTCTCTTTCCAACACTAAGAGCGGATGAACCAACTTTTTTTAATGCATTTCCAAGCTTGCCAATACCACTTGATAAAAGTGTTGCAAGTATTCTTGTTTTGCTTAATTTTCCGTTTGTTTCCGCTACTTTGCTACCAATATTGGTGTAAGATGAACCTAGCTTTCCATTTGTTCCAACAAGGCTTCTTTCTTTTGCATCAGTCTTAGATATTTCCTTATTTAATGCATTTAAGGCTTTCTCACTTTCTTCTGATGCTGTCTTTGCGTAATTTCCTGTAATCGGTGCAGTACGTACTTTCTCTGTTGGTTGTGCGGTTGTTGTTCCACTGTCTAGCTGTTTTTTCTTCGCTAGTAATTCGTCATATTGTCTGCCGAGTTTTTCCGCAGCACTCTCCAATGCTAAAAACGCAGGGGAAGAAGTTGCACTCTGATTTCTTGCAAAGATTTCTTGCTGTGCCGTTGCTACCTGCTCAAACTGTGTATCAAGACGTTGCAAAGAATCTTCAAGAATCTGATATGCTGTTGTCTTGATATTTGAATTGCTGATTTCATCCTGCAATTGTGTTGTTTGCCCTAAATCAGTATTTAAGGATTCAACACTTGTTTCTGTACCTGTGATTTCTGCATTTAATTTTTGCAATGCTTTTGCACTCTCTTTACTTGCAAGACCTGTTCCGCCAGTAAGCTTTGCACTTTTAGGTAGACCACTGTCTGTACTCGCTGTTGGTGCTTCTAACTGCTTTTTCTTTGCAAGGAGTTCTTCGTATTGCTGATCTAGTTTAGCCGCTGCACTTTCCATTGCTTGAAACGCAGGAGAAGCTGTAGCACTCTGATTTCTGTTAAATATATCCATCTGTGCTTTTTCTAACTCTGCAAGCTTCTGTCCTGTACTTTCTATAGCTTTATCTAACGTATCAAGTGCAGTCGTCTTAATGTCTATGTTATCAAGTTTTTTTTCTGCCTGTGCGGTCTTTTCCAGTTCCTCAGCCACGGTTTTTGCTTTTTTTTCGACAACGTCCATACCTTTTGTATCTGGTGCTTTTATACCGCCACTCATGGCTTTTTCCATTGATTTCCCAATGGTTTTCACTTGATTGGATAAACGTTTTAAAAGGGATGCGATTTCTTTCACACTTGCTTTTGCTTCGGTTGTATCAATTTCTGTTTTGATATAAATACTTCCATCAGCTTTTTGTGTAGCCATTTAATCACACCCCTTTCTGTCCATTAAGAAGTGCATTAAGTCTGTCTCTTTCTGCTTGTTCTTCTTCGGTGTATTTAACGTCTAAATCAATAAGATTCTTATTCTCTTTGTAGAAATCACGTTCCCAGTCATCAAGTTTCTTTCCTTTCGCTCTCTTTATGCGAACATTAAGAATCTGTGAAAACAAGGATTCTCCGATTTCCATATAAGCTCCCAAAAAAGTCCACCAATGAAGATATTGCATGGCTCTGATTTCTCTTCCTAAGACCCTATTAACCGATGGAATAATAACCGCACCGTCCTGTTCCCAGTCCATTGTGTGCGGTTTTTTCTTCCCATCGTCTTTTATACCCATGTCAATAAATTCGATGGCTTTTTCTCTTGCTTCTTCATAGTCATGCGGTGGCATTTCGTCAAAATCAATGTATAAAATGGTAAGAGCAACAATCCACTTTTCATCGTTCTCAAACTCTGGATCATTAAAAGTCTTTAATATATCCAAAATTGCTCGAAAATCTGTACGAATATCGTACTTAATGCCACCAACTACTATGGATGTTGGAAGTTCCCAGACTTCCATTTATTTGTGATATTTAGAAGTTGCTCTTTTGATCTTCGCCTGTTTCTTCTTAATTCGCTGATCTGTTACCTGCTCAATAACGTCCGCAATCTCAACGATGATATTCTCAATAAAGAAATCTCCACTTTCTGTTAATGTCAGCGGATTGCAGATAGAAAAAACAGATTTAGAAGCTTTAGAGTTGAGTAAGTAATCAATCTGTTCTTCTAATCTGTCGGATAATTCCAGAATGTCTTTTTCTGTAGCATTCTCTGGAAGTTCCATCTTTTCCAAATTAGCAACAACTTCTTCGTATCTTCTTACGATATTTAAATCAACTGGGTTGAATGGGAATCTTCCAATTTCCTCATCATCTTCGTTTGTTAAAATTACATTTAATGCCCCAGTTTTGACTTTTCGTCTAAGTTCTTCCATATCCTGCACTCCTTGTTATGATAAAACTGCTTTGTTGTTGTCTTTTAAGTCCCGTGTAGCACTTTCTGAAAATGTTCCTGATGTTACGTTGTAAGTACCTTTTCTGCGGTTCCCTGCGTAGTTAACTGTAAATGGAATCTGGTAACCACTTGTGTCTCCACCGTAGGATGTTGGAACAATATAACAATCTTCTGCGTATGCTTCATAAGCTCCGCTTGATGCTTCTTTCCATAGGTGTACTTCTACTGCGGTAGTTTTCAGATTATCGTCTTTGTAACGATTATCAATGATCTCCTGCAACTTCTGGCTTAATGTGCTGTCAGCTTCGGCATAGTAAGGGTCGGCTTCTGAAGAAACCTCATATCCGTTGTGTTTGAATGTAGATTCTCCGATAATATTTTTACTTGTTTCTGTATCGGGATTAAGTTCGACATTGTACTCTTCTAAGTCTTTTCCAAGACGTTCATAGGATGGTGTTTTACCACCGCACAAAGAGCCTGCATCTAAGAAATGAGCCATATACTTACGGTCAATTTTACCTGTTGTAACTGCCATTATGATTCTCCTTTATCTTTTCAAGGTCAGTGATCTACATCATGTCGTAGACCAGTTAATAGTTAATTTATTTATCTATCAAAGTCGTTTTGATATCGGGCAGAAATATTGATAGCCCAATTCTCAGACTTGTTTTCGTTTATACTGTCCAAATATGCAGGTGTTTGTCTGTCAATCGTCAAAAACTTTCGATTGCCTGTCAGCACTGGATATTCTTCTAGTTTATATGTGTTGTTTTTAATTGTGATTGTTTGCTTTTCCAACCATTTACCAAGGTTATCCAACCACTCTTTCGTGTCTGCCTTACGTTTTGCATTAGCACCGCTTATACGGTAGATCACACAAAATGGATACAGACAAACCTGTGTGACGTGACCAGTGATACTTTCTTTCTCACTCTCGATCACTGCCCCATTCACAGGGAACATTGCCTTGCCGCCTGCATCATCCAACATTGAAAAAGTGATCTCTTCTCCCTCTCGAATGTTCGGATACTGATTTATCAAGTCAGTTAGAGCTGTTGTTAGTACGTCAAAGCCGTCAAGATCGTATTTGACTACCTTTTGTTCTTCCGCCATCAGTTACCTCCTGCCTGCTTCTTAACATGAGTAACCCATGCTTTACCGTGATTCTTCTTTGCTGTTTCAAACCATTTTGGAGTCGCCTTAGGATTTGAATATGATAAGGCTTCTTTTGCATTTGTAGTTCCTGCGAACTCAGATACCAAGACTTTCTTAGCACCTTTTCTCGCCCACGGAGAGCCTGTTAATTCGTCAACCATACCTTTACCATAGTACAAGAAACGTCCCATCGGTCCAGTACCTGCACACACCATTCCAGTACCTGCAAGAGAAGCACTTTTTGCTCTCGTTACGTTAATGAATGTGCCTGTTTCATGTGGCATATATGGGACCATATCAGTCATAACTTGACTATCTAACCAATATTGAGCACTTTGTATTTGTTCATCGAATCTCGCCAGACTGATATTAGCTCTCAAGTTCTGTGTATTCACATTAACATTTCCTAATTTCTTCTTAGCCATATAACCACCTACTTAGCCATTACTTCAAAATGCTGGATTATGTCGTAAAAGGCACTTCCAGTTATTGCAAAGACATAATCATACTTAAGTTTCATTTCTTCATAGAATCCGTCAATATAATCATCCTCTGCAATCGGTTCTTCGTTCTCCCATTCGCCAACGATAAAGAAATCAAAACTATTCGCCTTAGAACTAAATGTAAGTGCTTCTGACAGCTTATCATTCGTCTGTTTACACCATTCTTTAGGTGGTAGCCATAATTTACTACCTACCATCTTTTGACCGCTTTTTAGGCTATACTGCACGTTTAATACAGCATTGTCCTGTGAGTCAGAACCGTACTTTGCAACGATGCTTGCTTTATCCATGTTTAGGTTCGTATTATGCAAAATAGAGGGATACCATGTATCTCCTAATTTACTTTCATACCTATTAAAAAGTGTGATTGTATCGTTATACATCGTATCCCCCTGTCTATAATGCCCCTACTTTTTTAAAAGCTTTGAAAATCTTTTTAGACTGTAAAGCAAACCAGTCAATCATTTCTTCATTTTTTGCCCAACAATCTACGTTGCAAGACTGCCCATCTAAACCACTTTCATATAAGAAAGCGTGCATAATCTCATGCCTAAGCACACTTTTTTGAACCGATTCAATGTTATTCACAGAATCAACACTTTTTTCAAAAATTGCAACGACTATTGTTTTATTTGAATAATCGCAATAACCAGACAATTCTTGTAGTTTTTCATCTTCATTCTCATGTCTGAATCTGATTTTATATGTAGTTCCTAAAACATTTACTTTACAATCTTTCATAAATACTCCGTTGGGTACATTCCCATATACAGTAGACTTACTCCATTGGCATCTGTGACACCCGATAAGTAGTCTCTTATTGTGTCAGAGTATAACTGCTTTTGTGCTTCCTTATCCGCTAGACACTTATCTATCAATGTAGCCGTACCTGCGTTACTGGAAGTCACATAGCTTATACTCTCGTTTCCTGCACTCTTAGATGCTACCTGCTTACTCATCACAGTTCCATCTTCTAATGTGATATAACCCTGTGATGCTTCAACTCTCGTTTCTGCCTGTTCAATCTTATATGTGATTGACAAAAGTTCGCAAACACATCTTTTAACTGCTTCTGCATCATCTTCATCTGTTGGAAAAGCAATCTTAAGTTTCTTCACATTGTCAACACCAGTCGTGGCATTATCTATCTTCTTGCAAGAATCCCAGACCAGACGATTAAAGTCTGCTTCTGGGATTGCTTTCTCTCCAAAAAGGGTTTTGTAATATTCATAGTCAATGTACGCCATGAAATCACTCCTTTTTATCCGTTGGATTTAATAACACCCATGCGGATATTCTTCTGATTAAATGCTAAAGACCAGTTTCCTTTAGTTCCTAACTCTGCATTTGTAGGAGACTCTTTTGCAATCTTGTTAGCATTAATAGAAAATCCGTTAGGATGTAATACATAACCCTGTTTTGTATACAGTTTTTCAATACCGGCAGATGTTTCTGGGTCATAGTCTGTATAATAAGGATTTTCATAGTTTGTCTTATCACAAGTCAATACTGAACCTGTACCAAGCATATAAGTTTTGTATACTGGGTTTGTTCCTGTTGTATCAACTGTAAATTTGTCTGTTACCAGTGGGATAAATCCACCGATTGTAGGAAGATTTACTTCTCTTTCTACTGCGTTAGCAATAGTGTATTTGTTGTAGTCAACAAGTCCCATTGCTTTGTACTTTGCATAAATGTAAGAGTTTAATACAAGTAATCCCATCTTGTCAGCGGAATCTCCTAAAGCTTTCTGCTGTGCGAAGATAAGTGTTGTATCATCAATTTTGTTTGCATCTCCTACAGTCCCCTCACCAGTTAAAGATAAGTCTGTAATATGGTTTTCCATACCAGACAGGCTTAAAACTGCATCAACTGTAGTCATTAAGTCACGTGTTCTTACCTGCTTATAAAATCCTGCAACAGAGTTTGCAACATGAGTCATAGGGTCTGCACCTGTTAACTCTTTTGTAAAGTCTTTTGATTTCCAAGCTTTCATTCTCTGGATTAACATGCAAGTCTGTTTCTTTCCTGTGATTTCAACAGGTGTATTGTCTGTTTCTCCATCGTTGTTTAAAGCCTGTGAGTCCTGTTCATCAATCGGTGTATAGAAAGGAATTGTTGCAACGTTTCCTTTTTCTCCGATTAAGTCCATGATTGTATTGTCCTGTGCTAACACACCAGATGCAATAATCGCATCATTCCATGTTGGGTTTTCTGTCATATAACGAGAAAATTCTTCTGGGTCAAAATAAAAACCGCCAAATAATCCTGTTCTTGGCATAAAAAAAGTCCTTTCTACCCTAAATAAGAATAGATAAGGACTTATCTTTGTCCCATCTACCTACAACTATTAAGGGATTTTTAGGTTAGCGGCTCACTTCCATATTGTGAGTCGGTATTATCTATCTGTCATTTAATAAGGCTGCATAGTAGTCTGGGTCCTCTGCCTTAAGCTTCATTCTGTCGTCTAAAGACATTTCCCTTAACTTCTGTGTTCCCTTTTTCTGCTCTCCGCTGTTGAACTTAGTCGTAAAGCTTGGGATATTAGTACTTGGTGCTTTCTTTTCGTCAACCAAGATGTTCTCAATTGGTTTCCCATCTTTAGTAGTAAGTTCCTTGAATACATCTTCTGCATTTTTCCCATTCTCTTCTTCTAACTTCTGAATCATCTGGGAACGGATAGAGTCTTCTGTGATTGCATTTACAAATTTTTTATCAGATAAGAAATCTTTTACCTTGTCTCTTAACTCTGTCTGCTTAGCTTCTTTTGCTCTTGCTTCTTTTTCGTCTGCAAGCTCCTGTGTTAATGTTGTAATCTTAGCCTTAAGACCGTCAACATCTTCTTTCTCTAATTCGGCTAATCTGGTCTGTACATCGTCTAAAGATATTTTGTAGTCATCTTTTTTCTTTACCTGTTTATCGTAGTCAGCTACAGTCTTGTAATTTTCAGACATCTTCTTTTTCAGATCGGACTTTTTGTCCTCTGGTACTTCGATTCCTAATTCTGCTAAAATCTGTTCGTAATTCTGCATTGTATATCCTCCTATACGATATTTGTATACCGCTCGTATGCGGTAATGGATTAAGACTTATATACCTAAGTCAAGGTAAAAGAAATGTGGGGACTTGAACCCCACTCGAGCCTCGAACTCTTTTCCTGTCGTCGTGTAACCAAAAACGCTTAAAAAACTCTGTACTTACAAGGAGGCTGTGGCAAATCTGCATAATTCCTACATATTTATTGTAAACCCTAAAATATGCCGTTTCAATACCCTCTTTTTTTACATTTCTGCAAGTTTCTTTATCTGTCGTTGTATCTCTTTTCTCTCGTCCATAAAGTCAGAATCAATAACCATAGAAGAAAGCATATCATACACTTCCACCATCAATCTACCGACCGATTCCATAAGCTTATCACGGTGTCCTTGATCTCCGTTTTCTTTGTATGCCATTTTAGCACTTAAGTAGTTGTCATACAATGCATCTATATTTTTATCATACTTGCCATTGCTGTACTTCTTAATAAGATTCTCTCCTGCATCCATGACGGTTTCCGCTATGTCTCCATGCTCCATCTTTTCCAGATTGCATAATGTTGTTGTAATCTTATACATTGCATCAAGATTAGATGTTGTGAGCTGTTTTAATGCTGAGTTTTTTTCTCTTTCTAGCTGTTCTTCAAGAACATGTTTGATTTCACTCATAATTTGACCCCCTTAAGCTTCTTTTTGTATTTCTCATGAATGCAGTCCTGTGTCTCTGTAATATACACCATATCGTATCCTACAGAGATTAGATCAGTAACCATCTTTTCAACTGTTTCTAACTCTTTAGATACGTCTTTTACCAGACATTCTACAAATAGTGCATCCGATACGTTTCCGTTCGTTCTAAGTTGCTGTGCGTACTTCTCATAGGCTTCTTTTGTCTCTTTCTCCCAGTTGTGATACTCTATAAAGCCATCCTCTACGGCTTTCTGCTTTGTAGATTTTCCGATACTTAGTTTACTGGCTGTATACCAAGAGTCGGGAATCACTTTTATAGTACCGCTAAAAGAATCTTTTAAAAGCTTGCCGTGATGATCTACAAAATACCTGCATATTTCACGTCTCTCCAAGCTTTCTGTAAGAAACTGGTATTCATGTAATCTTTTGTAGCCTTTCAAACCTAAGAAGTTGAAATAGTCTGCCATTTGACCGTGTATCATCATAGCCGCTACATATCTTTTGTTGATCTCGTCAAAGATATCTTCTGTTTTTGTTACTTCAAGATTGTTTGTAAATTCAATCATGATCGCACCTCCTTAAGAGATACGCTTTATAATAATATTCGCATCTTTTACTATTGCCGCTGTTGTTCCTACATTTCCGATGCTTACGATTAAGCTACCGCAAGATGGTACAGTTACAACCGTTGTTGCTCCCACGTTCTGAAATGTGTTCGCTGTAACTACTGTATAGTCCATTTCTGTTCCACCAATAGCTTCTCCGTTAAGCTCTACAGCAAGTGCCGTTGCTCCTGTTGCATTAGCGGATACATTTCCGTTAAATTCTACCTCTACAGTCATAGGGCAGTTCGATCTATTCGTTAACGTAAACAGACCAGACCCCTCTACATGATTCAACCACCCATAATTGCAGGTACAACGCCTACTACTATATCTTGTGTTTGCAAATAGTACGTTTGCCCCACTGTTTACGTCCTGCTGTGCTACATTTACCGCATTTAACATAGTTTTCCCTCCTAAACAAAAATAGGATGCCGAACCCGACACCCTATCGTCAATATATTGCTAGTCTACTTAGTAGATATGGATTCTTCCAACAAGCTTGATTTATTTACACATTTACACTTCCGCAGTTGCAACCACCGTATGCATACCCATTATAGGATACATAAGGACTTGCTGTAATATATGCAGGTGTTGGGAATGGTCTAACAGCATCCACAATGTTCTTAGTCTGTGATACCTGCGAAATCTGGAAGTTAGATAACTGTAAGTCTCTATCTCTGTCCGCAAGTTTATCTCTAAGATTCTGGATTGTGTTGTCCTGCATCAACTGGCGTGTAGCCTGTCCGTCTGCGAGGATTGTTTCCTTAATATCACAGCAACACTGTGCCATCTGTGCCTGCATATTCTGGGCCATTAAAGCCGCATCATAGCGGTTCTGTAACACTTCTTTCTGTGTTTCACAGCAACAAGCCTGCTGTTGTGCCTGCATCTGCTGTAATCCTAACTGTGTTGTGTATCTGCTTTCTAATACGTCTCTCTGTGTCTGACAAGCTGTATTAGATACGTTCTGGTTTGTATTGAAAATATCTCTCTTAACAAACTCATCGGATAAGAAAGCATTTTCGCCTGCGGTCGTTGCGGTATCGTTATTTCTTCCCCATCCGTTACCACAGAAAAGGAAAGCAATTAAGATAATCCAAATCCACCAACCACCGTTGCCGAAGCCGTTATCATATCCGTCATTTTTTGTCACTGCCGCTACATCTGACGCAGTGAGTCCCATTGCTTCATTCATTGTTGTTGTCCTCCATAAATTTATTTACCAAGCTGTGCACCGCTTAATATCTATTTGTTCACTTTGTCCACAATATCCTGTGGATTCATGCCCTGCTGTTGGCATAGGCTATTAAACACTTCTTGTGGGTTCTTTCCCTTGCACATTTCCATTGCCTGCTTGATCGCAGGGTTTGTCTGTGCCATGCTCTCAACCATAGACTGCGGATTGTTAGACCCTCTTACCATGCCCATTACCTGCTGTACCATCTGCATAGGATTGTTGTTTCCCATCATACCGCCTATCATGTTCATTAAAGGATTACTCATTGCTTAACTCTCCTTTCTCTGGTTGCTCTCCTAGCTTTGCTAGAAGCTCTTCAAACTCTGTTCTTGTAACATATCTATTATCATAGTTTACATTCTGTTTTTGGACTGTCTGCGTGGCTTCTGGTGGTATCTCTTCAAACCTAAACACCTTAAAAGTTGCACTGCCCATACCGTCTACACTCTTTACATAAAAGAAAGGTGCGTTGTTATCCATCATCCATGCCGTAGCCCCTGGTTGTACAATCTGATTCTTTGCTCCCTCTATACCTGCGACTTGTATCCAGTTCACGTTTTGCGTAGGTACTGGATTGACTGGTTCTTGCATCGGTTTATTATACTGCTGTTGCATTTGCTGTAACTGATTTAGCCTATCCTGCAACTGCATTGTATCCTGCTGATACATTGGTGCATAAGGATTATAGTTATATCCGTTCACTCTTCCACCTCCCTTTTATGTGTAAATTATCGCATTAAAAAAGAGACTCTAACAGGTCGTTAAAGTCTCACAAAAGTATCATATTAAATTAAAAAATTAGCACCATGATAGGGGCCATGGTGCTTGAAAATAAGGATAAGATTGAGGAACACCAATTGATGAAAAAAGGTGTCGTTGAAAAATAAAAATTAAACCAACATTTGGGGAAATCAAAATGTATTTCTCACGCTCACGATATTGTGAGCGAATGGAAGCAACAGGACTCGAACCTGTGACAGGTCGGTTATGAGCCGACTACTCTGACCAACTGAGTTATACTTCCACGGACTCCGTTAGGAATCCACCGTACTATATTGCATAAACAAAAATAAAAAAAGGATTAAAGTATTATAACATGAAAAAAGTATCTCCGAAACAAGCAACTATCATTTAAAACCAAAAAGGAAATCTTATAATTATTTATTCAACAACTTATTACTTGTTACATTTATATTGTATCATGGATTTTCGCCTTTTCAATACCCTCTTTTTTACACCTTTTCGTAAGTCTTTTCAAAGATTTCTTTCTTACATGGGTAGATTTCCCCGTCCACACCAGTTATAAGCATATCATCTTTTCCAAGTAACATATCTCCCTCTAATGTTGGAATGATATAGCGATCATCATCATATCTTTTGATAATATATCCATTGTATTCAAGTTCTATTGGTTTACCATGTTCATTTTTTATAAGCTCATCAAACGTGATTGCTTCTATCTCAACAGGTTTCTTTACATATTTAGCCATGTTTTACTCCTTATTCTGCAATTAGCCATTCGTTAGACAAGATATTATTAAGTGTGTATTCCACCATTTTTGTATCTCTAATATCTAATAAGTCTCCTTTTTCTCCGTTGTCCTTGTCTCTGCACTGCATCATGATAGTTTCTTTTTCTGTATCCCAGTACCAGAAACCACCCCACGATGGAAGTTTTACTTTACGCCCTGCTTTCATTCTTTTAAATGCTTCTGCAAACGACATGCCGACATCTTCCACTACAAGTTGTACTCTATAGCCGTCCTTGTGTACGATCCCATCTTTTCCATCTGTAATGGATGCAATCAGTTCCCCATCTTTTGTGATATTTAGCTCTTTAAAATTTATACCGTCAATTACCATTCTGTTCTCCTTAACATACTCTAATAATCTTATTGTTAACTCTCCTGCTGATTCTCTTTGCTGTAGACAGACTTACGTTCATAAGCTCTGCACATTTCTCTAGTGGTATATTCTTTGCCCGATACTCGAACAATGTTCTTTCAATATCTGTGAAGTTGCAATACATACGAAAACGATTTAGTTCTGGTATGGTAAAATCATATACTTTCAAGTAGAAACACCTCACTGTTTGTCGTGTGTTGTCAGTGCATTTATCAGATCGTCTCTGGTTTTTTTTAGACCCTCAATGTTGTTTCCAGTAATCTTATTCTCAATCAAATTAAACATACTCTTCATGACTAAGTTCATATCGTCTTGCTGTTTGTTGATCGTACTATAGTCACTATTGAGCTTTTGATTAATTTCTTTGATATCTGTTTCTATATGTTCTATTCGCTGTTCCAAATCGTCTGTAGGCTTCTTGTAATGCTTATAGGCAGTGTACAATACTCCTATAGCTCCACCAATTGTAATAATCCACCCACAGGCTACCATAATTTCGTTTATAGTTTCCATTATTTACCTCGTGCATTGTTGTATCGTGTCGCTGCACCTCGTGCTGAGGATGCTTGACTCCTGTTCCAGTCTGCCGTGTTTAGTCGTTCGCTTTGCTTCTTAAGATTGTTCTCTTTGCAGTAATCATTGTAGGCTTTGTTCTGCTTCTGCAATAGTGCAGCCTTTTTTTGATACTCCATGTCAAGCTCGTGCTTTAAGACTTCGTCCTTTGCATTATCCACAGCCGTTTTCATGCCGATTAACTGTCGTTTCGTCTTTCTAATACGTCTTTCAAGCTCTCTCTGTCGTTTCCGTTTCTCGTATTCCTTGCGATTCTCTTCGCTGTCAAAGTCCTCGAACGGATTGTTTATTCCATCCCCCGGACCGTGACTATGTCGGCAGTTCGCCCCATGGATTCCCTGCACGTTTCCCATACCGCAGACCGAAAAAGGCGGAAATCTTTGGTCATTACCGCTTTTGCTGTAAAACTTGCCTTGCCACCAGTAATGATTGGTTAAGTTGTCTCCACCGTCTCCAATTCTTGCTCCTAAATGTGCAGACGTGAGAATTATATCCCAGTTCATCTCGTCCATGCGTGCATCCGTGATCTCTCCTGCCATCTGGCTTACACCAGTACGGACCGCTCTTGCCGTAGCTGTCTCTATGCTGTCTCTACGTCCACTTGGATAGGTTACGTCTGCACCGCTGTTTATTATGTCGTTTACGGCTTCTTTAACCGCTTGTGTGTACCCTGTCGTACCGCTTGCAGTCTGTGTATATGCTTTATCCACTGCCTTAATGTAATTATCATGGCAGGCATTCGGCATCGTGCCAGTAAAGTTCTGCATTTCTCCTTTGGTCTTTTCATAATTCCTCTGGATCAATCGTTGCATATAAGGACTCTCATTAAGGGGCGTTGGTTCAAGACCTGCTTTCTTGTAGATTGTATCATCCCATTCAAGAGCCTTGATTCCTGCTTCTTTCATAGTGCGTGCGATCTCTGCAATACTTATCTTTGTCGTTTGTGCTATCTCTGCCTGCACCGCTTGCAATATATACCCTGCATCCTGCAATACATCCATCTGCCACTTGTCAATAGGAGTAAAAAGGTAATCTTCCCCACGTCCTAGCCTTATCATCATTCGTTCGATAATCACAGATACAATTTTGTTATGCAGTTCTTCCGCCTGCTTCTCTGCTTTCTCTGGCACATACCATAAGTAATCTGGCGTTAGCATTATTCTTCATCTCCCCCGAATAAGTCTGGCTCTTTTGGCTGTGCTTCTTCTTCGAGTGCTTTCGCTTCTTCTTTACTAAATCCCTCAAATTTAACTAGATAGTACCAAAATGGAATCTTGTTAGAAGTAACATAGCTGTACCATCTCGCTCTATCTTCATCTTCATTGTAGGTAATGTCTCCGAAGTCATACACGGTTTCATACGGTCCGCTTGGTGCTAATTGATACAGGTCGGCGAAAATGTTAAGTGCAGCTATCAAATCATCCATGCAGGCCTGTAGCTTGTCTCTCACGTCCTTGATAAACTGTATGGTCCTTTGCTGTTCTGCTTCAACTCCTGTGGCTGTCTGGATGCCTGTAGTCTCATTAAATACAAAGTAGCCATTGGAGAATCCGCATTTATATCCAATCTGACTTAACAAGGCATTGATTCCTGTCAGTCGTGTATCTGTATTTAATGATGGATTTACCTCTTGATAGAATCCCTCTAAACCAGTACCATTTACATTCTTTACGTATTCTGGCAATTTCAAACGCTTCTTGCTTCGTTCAACGCCTGCCTGCGTATCTTTCACAGGTGCACCACTTTCCATTAACCTATCAGAATCAATCAGCACCATACGTCTACTGTCGAATATCTCCGTTGCATTCCTGCTATATGCAGTGTCTAAGTCCTTTAACTCTTCTATTGCTTCATAAAAGATAGGCAATCCTAAACTACAATGCAAGTCTACATTGTTCGCCTGAGGGGTCCTCAGCACTGCGTACAGTCGTTGTCCGTTTAGGTTTGTAAGTCCTACATCTTCCAGTTCTCCCCTCCAAGGTGTCTCGTCTATGTCAATCGGCTTTCCTGTATCGTTTGCATCCTTAGATGCGTAACAGCGGTTAGTAATTTGATACACGTCCTCAATATACCTGTGATACTCTAGCTTCGTGTAATACGTCTTGCCATTACTAGAAATTTCTCTATGTACAAACACAATGCCTTGAATCTCTCCGTTGCTTTCGTCTGTAACAATAAAGTTCTCTGGTGTAATCAAGTCCACACTTGCACCGTTAGGCTTTAATACAACTGTACCGTATGCACAGCCATATTCTACGTGATGTCGTACCTGTTCCAGTTCCTTGTCTATCTGTTCCTGCAACCAATTAGCTCTTGCACTGCCATCTATCTCTATGCCTATTGCAAGTGTAGCAAGGCGTGCTGTCTCCGAACACACCGCTTTTGCAAAGTTGATAGTCTTGATATGTTCGTCCTTGTCTAACCAGTACGGACTGCCCTTATAGATGTATGCACATTTTTCTATAGCTCTCTGCATCTCTGGACTGGTAACAGTATCAATCTTAAATTCGTCTCTTGCCTTTTGTCTAAAAAGGTTACTTAATATCTCTTTCATTCTGCTTATTATACCCATTTATTCCACCGCTATCAGTTTAACGTTTCCGATTTTTGTTTCTATATCTCCTTGTATCAAATCGCTATTAATCGTAAGCCAAACCCCTCCATCATGGATAGATATTTTTTCTATATCCTTGATGCCTAACATTACATTTCCAATTTGTATACAAGTTACATCTTTTAAATTTATCATCATTGTTTTTATCTCCTTTATGCACTTTCCCCACGTCTCATGCTCATTGGACTTGTCGCATACCTTAATGCATCAATAAAATGGTCGTTGCCGTCTGGATAATCTGCCTTGATTTCTCCGTTTTCATCTACTTCATGCTCGTAGCTTATTACCTCTTCATACAGCCGTGGAGTTCTCGCAGGGTCTATGACTAATGTCCTGCACTGCAACCATTCATAAGAGTATTTACGACTACCCGGATATACGTTCGTTTTGTTCGCCACAAGTCCTGCATCCCTAAAGTCTAAGATGCTTTCTATCTCGTCAGCTCCACAGCTAATACTATAGTCGTTGTATCCCTTACCTATAATCATCTGTGACATTACAGTGTTGCGGATTTTTTGACCGCCCAACTCGTCTATGCACAAGATTTTTTGTGATGCAGGCATATATGCACATCTGACAAAAGCTTTCGGGTCTGGATAGTATCCCCAGTCCTGCCCTTGATAGATTCTTTCCTGCCTTGCGATTTCTTCGTCTGTGATTGTGCGTATTTCTAAAAGCTCAAAGATGTTTGTTCCAAGTCCTACAGGGATTCCAAGATACTCATGCTTGTATGCTCGTTCGTTTGTCTCTTTCAGATATTCTGCATCGGTTATGAACTGCTTCCCTAGCCATTCTACAGGAACTGTTGTGTAGTCACTCTTATGTCTAAAGCTATCCTCTCTTGCTTCTGCTACATATTTATTTGCCCAGTTATTAACAGAGATTGGTGGGTTGAACGTCTTAAACACTACGAATTTAGAACCACCACGCAATACAGATTGTTGTACAGTTCTGATCTCTTCAATGCCTGCAAACTCATCTAGTTCCTCGAACCACAAATATTTAATATAACCCTTTGCGACCTTTATAGACTTAGTTTTCTTTGCCTTGTCCAGTCCTCTATAGATTATCTTCTGCCCAGTCGGCTTATATATATGTTGTAATGGGCTCTTAGAAGATTCCCACAGATCGCTAACACCCAATGCATCTATTGCCCATTCTATCTGTTCGTAGACACTATCCCTTAGAGTATTACCAACTTTACGAAATACTGCCGCATTGCTGTATTCTCCTGTTGTTGCGTCCTGCATAATACCCAATACAATCTCTACACTAACAAAAGACGATTTAGTCGAGCCACGACCGCCGTATAAGTCGTAATATGTATGCTTTCCGTCTTGTATATCCCAATGTACAGCATAAAAAGATGGGGCGATCACATCTGTCAAATTAACCATGCAACCGCTCCTTACTCTCTAGGAATATTATTTACTATTGTAATTCCCTCTGTCTTATTCTCTTCCTGCTTCTTGTCTGCATCCCAGTCTTTAAAATTATTTCTTAATGCAAATTGTGCACCGTTCGAGCTGTCCTTGTGGAACAAACTTTCTTCCATTTGTTCTTCAACTCTGCTCTTCGCACGCGTGATGGTGTCGTAAAACTTATCACTGTCTTTTTTATGTTTTTGATAATACAGCAGATCACTTCTGCCACTAAATCCTAATGCAAGTGCTAATCCTGTTATCGTAGGATGTTTTCTGTCTAAGATAATTGGATACCCTTGTTTGTTGTACTGCTGTTCCCCATTAATGACTAATGGTTTTCCCTCGCAGCTTTCAAAGTATTCATCTATCTTCTTCTGCATTTCTTTTACACTCTTGTATTTAGGCGGTCTACCACCTGCTCCCATTGTCTCACACCCTTTCGTTTGTATATATTTTTGTTGTCGGTCCTGCTGTCTTGTAATCATCACATACAGTCAGATACCTGTCTTTTATTATTTTTTTACCTTTATCCTTAGTACAGTACATAATCCCTCTGTCAGATAGTGTATTCTTGCATCCTGCACAGCACAGGCTTTTATCTTCCATCCTGCACCTCTTTCTGGTATCTATTGCATACACACATGTGACTACACTTTATATTTACAAGTACCACTTCCGTTTTATCCTCTGGGATAGCTCTTCTCTTTGTCTCTGTCACGATCTCGCAATGTACACAATCGTTACAGCAATTCTTTAGTTTGTTATTAATCAAAAAAGACACCTCCCGACTATGGTTTTATCTAAGATAATTATACCATAGTGGGAAGTGCCTTTGTTTACACTCTTTTTATTCTTCTACAATATTTAGATTTACTCTGTGCCCCTTTGCATCACGATCTAGTGCATAAAAGCAGGGATTCTCTTTTCCTTGTAAGACATCGTTTACTCCGTAGCAATGTCCCCATGCTGTCTCTACCATTAAATCTCCAAAACTGTTTTCATAAAACTTAAAACTATCATTTTCTGGCAGTTCGACAATAAGTTCATCGTTTACTTCTGTCATTGGCACACCGTACGAGTACACAACTCTTTTCTCTCTTCCAAGTACCCCATAATTTGCATAAATTTTAAATTGATTTTTCATTTTTCAACACTCCTTTTTGTCCTTTACATACTCTTTATGCTCTTCCAGAAATTTTCCGAACATTTCTTTTTCGGCTTTTTCTCTTGCATCTTCTTTATTTGCGTATCTGCCCAAGTAATAATTCTTACCCTTAAATTGTATCTGTGCCACCCATTTATTTCTACTTTTATCCCAAGACACCCCTTTTATTCCGGAAGTGTTTGTTTTAGGCTTCTTCATTGTTAGACTTCTTATATTTGTTCCGTCAATGCACTGTTTCTTTGTTTCTTCTGCCATCTTTTTTCCTTGTTCTATCTCGTGCGGTTTTCTTAGGCATCCACAGCTTTTTATCCTGCCACTTGTCAAACTTCCACTATTGACAAAACTTATTTTTCCACAATCACATACACATTTCCAAATGATAGAGTCATTCGATGCTTTTCTTTCTGTTGGCTCTATTGCTGTGAGTCTACCAAATTTCTTTCCTGTTAAATCATTCATCTTTATTCTGGTAGTGCATCCGCAATCTTTGCCGTTCTTTATAGTTTCAGCTCGCGTTGTGTATATTTTACCACAGGCAGGGCAGACAACTTTTACTATCGTTCTTTTGTTTTCTCTGTAAACCTCCAGTATTTTGAAGCCGTTTACTGTTTTGCCCTGCATTTCCAACCATTTTGTTCTCATATTTAGTCACCTATCGTATTAAGACATCCTCAACAATGTTATTTTTACACCAAAAAATAAAATTTGTTGAGTTTCTAGCGTTTATATATGCAGAAACTGTAAATACATCATCTGTGAAATAATCTTTATCATCCACAATAACGTCTGTTTCTCCCTGCTCTTCATAGTCTTCAAAGTCGCAAATAATTTCGTCACAATCTACATCATTCCAATTCATACCGATGTATTTTTCTTTCAATGTGTTTAAGATTTCTTCTTTTTTGATCATGGCTGCGTCCTCCTTATAATACATAATCAATGAAGTATACTGTACCTTCATATTCTACAACTCCCCAGTCAAAAACCGGCTTGTTTGTTTCAATCATCTTTTTATACTCTTCCTGATCTTCTTCCTCAACGTCCCACTCATTCATGTACTGATCAAAGAATTTTACAAATTCTTCTTTCACGTATACTGCTGATCCATTGCATAAATAGTCAACAGCTTCTTTCTTTGTATGGTTGTCTTCCATTACAACCATTAATTTTTTTTCTGTTTCTGGGCTTAATTCTAATCCTGCATATTTAATTTTTCTTTTTTCGTCTCCTGTTAAATACATTTTTTTACCTCCTTATAATTCTACAATAACTCCGTCTGCTTCGTCATTAAGTTCCTTTAATGACATAAAAATTTTAAAATCTTCCATTCTTTCTCCGTCCTCGTCGTAACAATTTTTAATTGTTACCCAGATTCTTTCGGACTCTTCTTTTGTAAGTTCGCCGTCATTTTCAATATCAAAATCAATAACAGCATCTCCGTTTTCTAACGGAATTGTCACAATCCCGTTTTCTTTCATTTCTTTGTTTATACTTATCACTTTTTTCATGACTTCAATCTCCTTTTCTTTTTTGCCGTTTCCTTTAACTGTCTTTATTATACATAATATCTATGCATAAGTCAACACTTTTTAGATAAAATATTTTATTTTTTCATCGTCTGTTATTTCTATATCAATTACATCATCTACATTTTTTCTAAGCATACAACAAATAGCATTGAGACTTTTCATGTTTATTGGTTCTCCTCGCTTTATCTTTGCAAGCGTTCCCTCGCTTAAATACTTGTTTTTTCTTATTATATAAGAAGTATACCCTTTTTTCTTTAATTCTTCCTGCACATCTAATTTGTATTTTATCATCGTTTTTCCCTCCTTTTACATCATTATATCATACTCATAATTTTACATCAAGAATTTTATACATAAATTTTATGCACTTTTCTATTGACGTATGCATAGATTTTATGTATAATAAAAGTAAGTTAAGAGAACAAAGCAAACAAGAAAAGGAGAAAAGAAGAAAAGAAGATGAAAGAATTAAGAAAAGAAATTGAAAAGTTAGTCGAAAATGAGGACTTCGTTTCCTACGAAGAATTTATTTACGAACTGGAAGAAGAAAAAGAAGAAGTTAAAAAATATATCGAATGGAGAGCAAACGGTGGGAAGATGAACACCGAAACACTCCCAGAGGGATATGTAGAAGCTTGTAAAAAGATTTTAGAAAGAATTTAGGAGGTTGAAAATTATGGATTATTACAGAGGTAGAAAAATCGACAAAGCTTTTAAAGAAGAGGTTGCTAGAAATTCAGCAATCAGAGGTTATAAAAATGCGGTAAAAATTTTCATTTACCGTCAAGATTTAGAAGCTTCCTCACTTTGTGATGAACTGGCTGACAATCTTTTAAAACTTGGTTTTAGTTGGGAAGAAATCGAAGCTTTAGAACTTGAAGCCTATGACGAAAGAGAAAAAGAATTAGAAAAGTTTGATAAGGAACATCCTAACTGGGAGCAACTTATCAATGTATAACATACACCACCCACCCCGGAGGTTACGAGGGTAGAAAAGGAGAACTAGCATGATTAAAATTGTACAGTGGTTAATGAGTTGCGGTTATACCGAAAAAGAAGCCGTTAAAGAAGCAAATTCAATGATTGAGCAAAATCGTTGGGATGGTGCTGAAATGTGTTCACGAGAATATGCAATAGAAATGATTTTGGAAGATTTGGGGTGTTTATATGAATAAAATATTATTATCAATCATACTTACAGCGATCATTACCGCAGGTATCACAGCAAACTACATTATCACGCATCAACAGGTAAGCGGTACAACTGGTAACTACAACATAGAGATTTTAGATCACAACTTTTCATATAGATAACATTAAGGACCAGAAAAGTTCTGGTCATTCGCTGAAATTTTCTTGTACATTAGTAATATAATATGTATAATTCATTACAGAAAGAGGTGTTTATTTATGGCTTTAAGAGAATGCGTTGTCTGTGGAAAGACTTTTGATGGTGCACCAAGTGCAAAATATTGCTCCGAAGAATGTAAAAACGCACCACGATATACAAATGAATTTAATGGAGAAAAGTGGGGAAAATTAACTATCATAGATGCTTATAGAAAAAAAGGAAGAGTTTATGCCATTTGCAAATGTGAATGTGGAAATACAAAAACTGTAAGATACGATGCTCTAACATCTGGTCGAACTCAATCTTGCGGATGTTTTGCCGAAGCTAATTACTATAAACCATTTGACCTCACTGATAAAATTAACGATTATGGTTGTAAAGCAATTAAGCAAATAAGAGTTGGAAATCGGTATAAATGGGAGTGTGAATGTTCTTGCGGAAAGCACTACCTAGTTCCTGCCGGACTGTTTTACAAACAAATGTCTTGTGGTTGCTCACATCAAAGAAGTGCCAGAGAAAACCTCAAAAAGGCAGCGAAGACATGTGAACAAGGATATATAGAAAATACATCCATTATATCAATCAAACCTAGAAAAATGCTACGGAATAACACATCTGGAGTCCGTGGTGTTAGTTGGGACAAAAATCGGCGAAAATGGGCTGCTACAATAGTATTTAAAGGCAAAACATACCATTTAGGAAGATACTATAATATAGAAGATGCAGCCACGGTTAGAAAAGAAGCAGAAAACGCTCTGTTTGGAGATTTTCTTAAATGGTTTCAAGAAGTGTATCCAGAACGATGGGAAAAATTCAATAAAAAGGCAAAAAAAGAAGAAACAGAGGATTAAACCCCTGCTTCTTCTTTTATATTCTTCAGATTTTCTTTTAACATCTTCACACACTCATTAAATCCGTCACGTTTACCGCATAGATACATATTGTGACCGCTGTAATCGTCCATAGGCGGTATTAATGTACATAATGCATATAAATCTTGCTTATTCATTTTAAACTCCTTTAAATCCTGCAATTATCGCACAAAATACAGTTGATAACACACATACATAAGATGATAACATTGCAATTTTTAAAACTTTTTGTATATTTTTATCATTTTTAAATTCCTGTAATGTACGATTTACTACCAGATCAACACAAAAAATTAATAAATATATAGTCGTTGTTGCTCCACATAGTCCCAGTGATATTTCTGCAATACCATACATCACTATAAATAATATATTGCTCACTTTTTAGCCATCCTTTCGTACATTTCGCAAGTACACGTCAGTTTATTTACCTGTTGACACTTCTCTAAATACATCTTGTCCATGTCTTTTATGTCCTGCGGTGTCAATCCTGTTTCTTTGTACTCAAGAAGTTCTTTCAATGCCTTAGTTGATACCGCTTCACTTCCTGCAAACATTTTTGATAATCGTATCTGATTTTTGATAACGTCTATTGATAACCCTGTCATTTTCTTCCCCTCCTGTTCCTGTTTAAAGCATTCCGTTTCATAAATTTTTCTTTTGATAACGACTTATAATAAGGATTTTTTCTCTTGATAACATCCCTCTCTTCCTTACAATCGTCTTGAAACTGTTTATAGCCGTCACATAGGGTATGACAATTATAAGCTCTTCCTGTGGCTTCTGTGCACCCATAGCACGGATTATCTTTCCCTCTCATAATAACGCCCCCACTTTATACATCTTCTGGACTTCTGTTGTTTGCTTTGATAACGTCAAATCCATCTGGATAACGTTTCTCTAATTTTTCAATGTTCATTTGCATAATTTCATCCAACGACCAATTAAATGATTCACAAATCATAGCAACATACCACATTACATCCCCAAGTTCTTTTTTTGCGTGTTCCTCGTCAAACTTGCTTTCATGGAATATCCATTTTTTAACCATGTCAGTAAGCTCTCCAACTTCTCCAGATAATCCGAATAATCCGTTAATAATTCCGCCCAAGTCAATGCCTGTGTCTGGTACGTTGTCCTCTACTCCCTGTTCTAAATTATCAGCCATATTCATTATTCTTTCTATTCCTAATCCGTCATTAGTTCGCATTGCCTTTACTTGATATTCTTTACCGTTCATTTATAACACTCCTTTATAGCTTGATAACCCTTTGTCCTCTGTCATATTGACTAAGTATCTTGTCTAATGCATCTTCTGCTTTTTTATGTGTTTTGAATGATTGTATTGTGTAAATATATCCATTCATTAGCTCACATTCTACATTTTCTTCGTTTGCCCGAATTTCAAGAACATTATCAAGATTCAGAATCTCTCTATCTTTTGTCATTATTAACATGTAAGTCCTCACTTTCTCCCCAGTCTAACCGATTCCCACACTCACAAACTTCTGTCCATTCTGCTATGTAGTTTCCACACTTAGGGCATCTATATAACGCAACGTCCTGCTTTTTTAAGTTCTTATGTCGTTCTCTTATCGGCAAGCTGTTAAATACAGCACCGATGTGTTCATAATCTTCTAATGTAATTGTGATCGTATCTCTTGCTTTAGCAGACTGGCAGAAACCACTGCCCACCAGTCCTAAGATAATGCCGATGATAACAAGTAAGACTTTTAATATCATTCTTCCATCTCCACTTCTTTATAGATATTCACTACGGTATCACTGATAACATTATCTTTTGTTAATTCAACCTTATATCCTTTATCTGTAATGTTTTTCACAAACTCATTAAGTGGTAATACATCTTTCATTGCATCTGGATAATATATTTTTGTTGCTTTTTTTAAAACTTTTACCTGCTCCGTTCTCTTTCCAACAAGTTCGCATACATTTTGCGACTCTTTATCTGTATTTTTTTCATCAATTCTGCTTACATAATCTTTCAGTTTTTCGTCAGTTATTTCAGAAAAAACCATTTCTTTTTCACAGTCATTACAAAATTCACATGAATCACAGATATTTCCGTTGCAGTAATCTTCTAACGTATCTATCATCTGTTCTCTTGTCATTTTTTATCACCTAACGCCTTTCTATAGCTTTCCTCTACTTCTTCGCTCGTAGCTGTTCCATAGTTAATTTTTCTCGTTATGCACGGTTCTTGCCCTTTAAAAATGCAAATAGGGCAGATTCTTTTACGACAATAGTTTTCTAACTCTTTTTCCTGCATTTTTCTTTTTAATTTGTTTGTATTTAAATTCAATCTCATTGTTGCAATAATAAAACCTGTTTTTGTATCAGTCACACTCATCATTGCTTCTTCGCAAGATTGATAAGAAACTTTCGTATCCAACACTCCAACATCTAGTTTATTTGCCGTAATCATCTTTTCTATGCTTTCTAAAAAGTCGTGTGCTACCTGCTGTGCTATTGTCATAGTCGTTCTCCTTTACCCTTTTCAATCTCCCATTTACCGTAGTAACCTTTTGTCATTTCTTTTAGTTGTGTCAGTGCCATAATAAAATTGTCAAGTTCACAAGTATCAGTAAAGTTTATTCTCACTTCACTGCCTGTTTCTTCTTCCATGGTAACTGGTCCACCAACAGTTCTCCTAAAATTTAATGTTACGTGCAAACTATTGTGTTTTTCTGTTCTCATGCTTGTTCTGATACAGTTCACATTTTTATCAGCTCGATTTGAATATATTTTCATTCTCCCACCTCTAAATCTTTCGCAAGCTTGAATCCTGTTCTTCCAACATTTCTAAGATTTTCTTTGATAAGTGCATTGTTTGGTGTCCTGTGTATCTTATACCAGTTCCAGTCGTTATCCTCTCTCATTTTTATTTTCATTTCCCATCTTTTTTTGTAATTGATTTCTTCTTTTACCATCTCTAGGCAAGCGATCATGTAATCTATTTGTTTGATAACGTCCATATTCTTTCTCCTTTACCACATAAGTTTTACCCCACATCCTTGATATTAAGTTCTGCTGTCGCAGGTATAAATCTCATGTATCCTGCATCTCTTATAATCTCGTTTTCCGTCAAGTCAACAAGTTGTTTCTTTTCTTTTTCTGATTTAACCACAAGGTAATAATGTTCATTTTTTTCGCCCATACAAACATCTCCAATCTTGAAATGGCTTAATGTGTATGTTTTAATACTTGGTTGTTTTGCATTAATTTTCATCTTCTGCCTCCAAAATAAAGCCACCATTTGATCACGTTATAATCAATTTCATCTTCTTCTAGTTTTGTAATTTTACGATTATTTTTCTCGTATGTTTCTACCTGCTTCTTAACTAACTCGTTACTTCTAAGCTCTGGATAAGTAGCAATTAAGGTCATTCCATCTCCTGCCTTAAATTCTTTGTATGTATCCTTCTCATGGTCCATATAATTTTTAACGACTGTATCTATTTTTCTTTCTAGCTGTTGATTTTGAGTTTTATATACCTCTATTTTTTTATCAACTCCTTGATATTCAAACACTCCAAATATTGCAATAATATATATAAATGCCAATGCTGTTGTTGCAACCAATCCACCAGTTACCAATTTATCTATTGCATCATTTATATCTGGCACTGTATTAGCTAATTTAACTGCCATTCCATACCAAATTGCTGTAACCACTATAATTATTACCAATAGCATTATTCTTCTCCCTCACTTTCTACCCCAAAGATGTATTTAAGAATCATGTCTCTTCCCACTGCTTCTATGGCATCGTCTAAAACTTGTTTTGATGTGAACGGTACCGCTCCAAGTGGTCTGCGAACACTCCACACTTCATAGTCAAGTTTTTCATCACTGCTATCGTTATATGAAAGGTAAAAACTATCACTGCGTACCGAACCATTATGCTCCTTTGCATACCGTTCAAGTTCTACTTCTACTTTTTTCTTTTCTCTTGCAAACTCCGCTTCTTCTTCTGTGAAAAAGATGTTTCCTAATTCCCACATATCAAGAGCGTATTCATCGTTAATCCATGTCCTTTTTCTGATTCTTCCAATATAATCAATGTAATAAACCGTATCCCCATACTCTGGTTTCTTTACCTTTACATCCTGTTTCTTGTCTGTTTCTTTTCCATTCATCTTTCCAACCAATCTGTAAAACTCTTTTTCTTCTGTTTCTGTTAGATTTTTAATTCCCATTTTCTCCACTTCCTTTTTCTGTTTAGTCCTCTTTATTTTTTAAATAATCTTCGATAGCTTGATCTAAAAAGCCACTACTGATAAGCCAATTATCAATGTATGTTGTTTTATTTTGCTTGCTATATACTAATAAGATTTTCTTTCTAGCGTCTTTTAATGTTATCTTCAATATAAGTGCATCTGTATTATTACTTGATTCTTCAACAGCTATAACTGTTTCTTGTGTAAGTTGATTTAGTTGACTTGTAATACGTTGTAAACACGTTTCTTTGCAAATTACTTTGTTCCATGTTGGTTTCAAGCATCTGATAGTTGTCTGCATATCGTTTCTCTCGTCAGTGTTTGTCAAAATAAAGCAATCATCTAATTCTTTTATTTCTTCTCCACTTATAATTGCTTTTGTTTCTATATTATAAATTTTCATTTCTTTCTCCTTTACTCTTCATTCTCTCCCCTGCCGTTAATAGCAGGGGAAATCATGACTTATACAATAGCGAGTTGTATTGTAACTTATGCGTTGCTAGGATTCTTTTATTTAGTTGTGTGTGGTATACAAAAATCCTGTGCAACAAGCCTTTTCTGGCTTGAGTCTCTGCCTAAAGATGTAAAATGGAAGAATCTGAAAATACAAAAAACATTATTTACAGTTACTTAGGCAGAGAATCAAACCAGAAAAGGGGCTATTTAGTTACTAAACTTCTGTAAATTCTCCATCAATTAATTTGTACATCGTGTCTTCTTTGATTCTCTCTCCGTCCACATACTCTGTTTTTACACACTTAGGAACATATCTGTTTTTCTCGTAGCTATATTCCCATTCCGCTAATGTAATCCAACTTCCTTTTTTAGCACTTACATAGCTGTTATCTCCTGCACAGCAAATAATGCTGTCGTATCCTGTGCTTTTAATCTTTGCGGAGTTCCCAGAGCTACCAATCTGTGCGTAGTTCCCAGAGCTACCAATCTGTGCGGAGTCCCCAGAGTCTGGTTTCTCTGTCTGTGTTTTCTCAATCACAAAATCAACGCAAGTTTTAACAAATCCTGCGAAAGAAAACTTCGCTCCAACCTTAAGCTTTGTTGTGCAATATTTGATATCATCGTCTGTTTTTACTTCTGCATCGTCTGGTGCTTCTACTCTTGCAAAATCCGAAAATTCTCCATTATCGTCTACCAGATCATAAAAATTAAGCACATCGAACGGATTCTTACAGAAGTGCATACCTCTGCGACATGGAACTGCTCTTTCTTCCTCAAAAGTTTCATTCTCTTTGTACTGCTTTCCTTTACAAATTAATCCTTTATTAAATGCTTTATAACCTTTCATTTCTTTGATCTCCTTTTCTTATTTCCAGTAGACGGCACTGGATGTAACATGAATACCTCTAGGTTTCCTTTTGTTACTTTGCCGTTCTGCTTCAATTTCTTTTCTTACTTCATCTCCAAATTTTTCTGTCCAAAATGTAATCAAATACTCTGGAATCTTAAACATTTGTGAGCAAGATTTTGACGTATTGTTTTTTGTCAGTCTTGTCTTTACTACCATTTTTATGTATTCACGAGAATATGGGGCGTTTTCTTCTTTGTCTTCATCTAAGTTCTGTTTTTTCCATTTAAAGAGGGTGGATGAATTAATACCGTATTCTTTCGCAACGCTCTTTACCTCATGTCTTGCGTTACTTTCCGCAACAACTTTTCTTTTAAATTCTGTTGTGAATTTCTTATACCCCATATCACACCTCTTGTATCGTTAATTGTGTATTAATTTCTTTTTGCGAAAGAAATTTGTTTATAAAGTACTGTTGCCCTTTGCCTGTTACTTTTGTTGTCTTTCTAATTTTCACTGTTCCGTCTGGATTTGTGATAGTTCTTTCTTCGATTTCAAAAAGTCCCATTTCCATGCTTCTTTGCGTCGGCATATTCCAACTTAGTCCTTTTCTCGAAATCAAATATCCATTGTCTCTAAGTTTCTGGAATAATCTGTTTTGACCTATATCAAATCCTCTCTGTTTAAGAATCTTTGCTAAGTCTCCGACCAGAATTGAATCTTTACTTGCTGTTACAGCATCGGAAAAAATTTCTTTCGGCTTCATTCTTTCATTATCTTCAATCAATGCTGTATTGCTTGCTTGTAGATCATTTATTGTCTTTTGAGCTTCTAATACTGCTAACGCTAGCAATTCCTTTCCTTGTGGGATATGATCCGCAATGATTTGCTCCATCGTGTGAAATCTATCAATATACTTTGCTGTAAACTCTGTGCCTTTGATTCCTGTTAACTTGTGAGCAATGAACTCGCAGCCTTTCTTTGTAACATCAAAACATTGCAATACTCTTCCTGTTTTGTCTTTATATGTACTGTCTCGAAAAAATTCACTGGGCTCAATTTTGAGCTCAGTCAATTCATAAGTGTATTTTGCGATATCTCGTAATAAATTCTTATGTCTCTTTTCAACCATATCTGCTACTTCTAAACTACTAATTGTCTGTTCAATCTGTTTCATTATGTATTCCCTCCAAACTGCTTTTCTAATAGCCGTTGCTCTAAATTATCAAAGTCATAGGCTCTCTCGCACTCTAAGACACTTGCAGGATTCCGCTGTGGCTTCGGTTCTGGTGGTTTCTCGTAGTTCTCGTCAAGGTAATCCACGTATCCCGAATTAAAAAACGTCGAGCCGTTCTGTAGTTTTCTCCACGAAGCATCTTTTTCTAATCCATCAAGATACCGTTTCAATGCCCTCTGTATGTGTTCCTCTCCTATCTGGTACAACACTTTTTTCTTGGCATCGGATACCTGCCCTTTACCACGTTTATTCGGGTACTGTTTCCAGAGCCTTTCAAAACATTCATTGATTGCTTTTTTGTTCGACTTTTCGAAATTTTCTTTTGATTTCTCGCAATTTTTCTTTGCGTTTTTGTCTGTTTGTTCCATTTTTCGTTCCACTGTTTGTTCCATTTTTGTTCCATTTTCAACCACCGTGTTTTCCTCGGTAGTTGTTTCTGCAACTTGTCCACAATCTATGTACTTTTGATACCCATTTACTGTGTATATCGTGTATTTATTTGTGCTTTTTGTGGATATGTACCCAGTGTTCTTTAGTTTCTTTAGTGCTGTTCGGACCTGCGATTCTGTCAATCCTGTCTCTGCACTGATTCTCGGGATTGAAGATACAAATTGTCCTGCCTTTATCTCTCTTCCGCAGTATCTTGTATCCTGCGGATTTGTATGTAACAGGCAATGAGTAAATAATCTAAACACATTTGTGTTTTCATACCATTCCCAATCTGTATTTATGTTTATTTGCATCATTGCCCTCCTGCTTAGTATTTATCTCCGTCTTCGTAGATTGTTATCTCGATTCTTGGATTCTTTTTGTCAACCTTTATCCAGTTAATGATACCTGCTACCTGTTTCTGACCATCATTCGGAAACACTCCTGCTTCTACCAAGCTATCTAATATGTACTTAATAGCCGAAAAGACATTGTCTGGATCACGTCTTTTATTCTTTTCATACCACTTAATTTCCAGAATCACTGGAAATTTTATTTGCTTTTTCTTTAGCCATTGTGGTATGTATGCCTTGCAAATTTTTTGATTGTTTTTTTTGCATCTGGCACCTTTGTAGGGATTGGTCCTGTTTGCATAAATAAAAGTGTTAAGTCCATCAAGTCTTCCTTGGATTGTGTATGTTACAGCCATGACTTGCCAAACTCCTTTATAAACTCTTCTCTCGTGCCTATCTTTTCTTCAAATGCCTTTTGTGCCATCTTCTTATACATAAGGTCATATCTGGCATTTAAATGTGCGGATTGTTTACCGCCTGTATGGTGTTCGTGGCACAACGGAATCACTAAGTTATACTTATCAGCTTTCTTCCTGTTTGCTGTTCCGTGCAAACAGTGATGTATCTCTACATAAGGACTTCCACATAATTTACAATGTTCCATATCATCAACGATGATTGACTTTTTCTTTCTCAATCTTAAGTCCCCACCTTTCTTCCATTTCTTTTATCTCCTGCGGTGTTGCTGTCTCAATTCCAAGCTCTTTTGCTTCTGCAACAGTTCCTTTAATCAATTCAGACATTTCCTTTGTGTCGTAGGTATGACTCCCACGCATTACCAGATTGATTCTGAACAACTTACCTGCCTTATTGGTAGTTGTACTGGCTGTCGGTTGTAGGTGGCAAAATTCAAGGTCGTACACTTCTATGTCGTTATCTAATGGAAGTGATACAAGAGAACCGTTTATAATCTCATGCTGTCCGTACTCTGCTATGAGTTTGTTCTTTATATATACCTTGCTGTTGTCCATTACTTCTGCGATTTTTCCAACTAATACATGAAAGTATGCATTGGCATCTAAACTCCTGCCCTCACGGTACTGAACGACCTTGAGCCTACATTCTTTGTCTTTCAGTCGGTCATATTCCCCTCGTATGTCTTTTTCGCATACAAGGGAAATAACCTGTTTACCGCTTTCAAAATCAATGGATATATCATGGATTCTTGCTTTAGTTTCCATCTAATCAGCTCCAAATCTTTCTTACATTAGCCTTATCTTTATTAGAGACTATATATTGATATTCTCCCTCAGTAATTTCTGAAATGGATTCATGATGATAAGATGCAAGAATCTTGTTAATATCAAATGCCATTTCATCACACAAGCTTAAAAGTGTATCTTGTTTGATTTTTGAAATCTTCATACCTCTGATTGCTTCTGCGTTGTTATCGTCTGTCTGCTTGTCAGCTCTTGCTTTGCGTTCTTTTTGATTTTCGTCCGTATCAGCATCTTTTGTATCATCCAGTAAGAAGATTCCATTTAAGGCATACTTGCGTGCATAAGATGATGCTGTACCTGTTATTTGAGAATCATCCATTCCCTTTTTATTAAATGCTTCTCTTGCGAGTGCTGTTGCTTCTACGCTTGCTTCTGTTTCAATGTCCTGCACCTTTACTGTTGCTTTTACATAGACACGATCGCCAACCGCTATTACATCGTCCGTTATGTACATTGCAAGTTTTTGTTCTTCCAGAAGTGGTTTCACAGCTTCTAGGATTCCCTCTGCGTTGCGGTACATATACCCACCGAATGAGTTTCTTAGATTTTTTGGTGCTTTCAATGTTGTCTGAATCCTCATCATCTTTTCATGTATTGTCATTGTTATCTCCCCTCTGGTTCATATTCTCCGTTATATGGAATTACGTTTCCCTGTTCGTCACACTCTTTCACACTGCATACATCCTCAAAACGAGCTTCTTTTAGTTCCTCTAATTCCTTTTTGAATTTTGGATTTCCTGTAAACACGTCCCACATATACTCTAATAGCCATGTTTTATCTTCTTCGTTGTTTCTTGCCTGCTTCCAGATATATTCTGTTGCATCTTCTTCTGGGATTACTGTTCCGTATTCATTTGTGTATCCTGTAATAATCATTCCCGCTCACTCTCCTTTAGTTCTTCCATGACTTCATGAACAAAACCATCTCCAAATTCCATGAATGATTTTTCTTCTAATATCTTTTTATTTCTTAATTCATGTAGGGTATTAATTAATTTTTCAACACTTGACATAAACATCATAGCTTTAACGTATACCACGTATATTGGTGTACAGCATTTATCATTGAAGCAATTTTCCATTGCAATATTATAGATTTCGTTTATCTCTTCATGGCTTTTTAATTCTTCTTTATTTTTATATGCTTTTTCGAATACCTCTTCATAAAAATCCGCTAACATCTCTATACTTACTTGGTTTCCTAATCCTCTATTTAATTCGCTAACCCTTTCTTTTTCATTTTCAATCGTCCAAATGACGGCTTCTTTAACCGCATCTTTGAACTCTTTTTTTGTAATAATCAT